CTTTTGGTACAAGATACTTCTGCTTCTTCTTAGATATCATATACTGGATAAATAAAGCTACGTTATTCTCCACTATTGTCCAAGCATTATACCATTCTATAAGAAGTTCTAGTCTCTCATGGGTCTTGTTAATATCATCAAACCTACCACACCAAGAAGCTACAATCTTATCTCTTTCTATAGTGTTCTTAACTTTACCATCACCGTTATCTTCTATCACCTCTACTGGATTCTTATACACGTATATAGAACATAATGATTCTGATGTGGTTGTCTTACCTTCTCCTACAGGGTCCACAGAAGCATAGTATGTACCAAAACCTGAGTCTTTAACCGGTCTTTCATATATGCATATCACACCCTCTTTATCTTCTGTCTTCTTAGAAATAGGAAACTCCATGATAGGAGTCTTTCTAGAAGGCTTATCTACTATCTTACCCTCAGCGTCTCTACTAAGTTCTAAATATTCTACAGGATATTCTTTATCAGATATTCTTTGTAACTGTTTAGAAACTAGATGAGGAGGAAATATACTAACCTTCCTAGAAGCAAATGCTTCTTCTATACTACGAGGCTGCTGAGAAACGGTTAGCTGATAAGCAGCTGGCTCCATTTCTTTTTTCATTTTAGCAAACTCTATATCTAGAGCTGCTAACGCTTTCTCTACTTCTGAGTTTCCATACTGGTCTATATATGGAGGCATAGACCACTGCTCAGGAATAAATAATCCTATAGTACCTATAGTACCTTCATTATCTAAAAGGTTACTCTCCACCCCAAAGAAACCATTCTCTTCAGGGTGAAGAATATAGTCTTTCATAGGCTCACATTGGTCTAGATCACCCACTGATCCAGCGGCTATAAACTGACCTGTGATAATATGTCCTGACTTCAAAGCTGGTTTCATGAAGCCATATGTATCATTCATCTTAGGAGCAATACCAGCCTCCTCGTGGAAGAAGTAAGTAACAGGTCCACCAACACCATTTGTCGGATCCTTTTCAAATGAATAAGATGATATAGTAGACTTAAGTCCTCTATATGTATCTCTGTTATTAATTCTCACCTTAATCCTCTGCTGCCATGCACCCACCTTATCCGGTTCTGAAGGTCTGTACCATGCAGTATGTTCATTTAGAAAGTTCTTATACTCATCTAGAAACTTCCAGGATCCTTTCTCATTTATGTAGTCTTTTAGACTGGCTCCTATCTTCAACACAGCTCCCTGCTCAAACCAGTATTGGTTTATAAGCTTAGCCATATGGAAATAAGAACTAGCTATCTGACGTTTCTTTAGAATGATGGCATGCTTGTCATTAAGCTCAGCTATATGCTCGTACAGAGCCATATGATACTGAGCATCCCTCACCTTAGCAAAGTCAAACCTCTTTTCTTCTTTGTCGTAGATAGGAAGAAAGTTCAACCACATATAGTAGTCTCTAGTTATAAACCAGGTTTTAGTACCTGATATAACTATTATTCCCTTACGACATTTATTCTTCTGTTCATCCCAGTAAGCTATATAATCTTTAGTTTTAAAAGGAGCATGACAATAGAAACCATATTTTTGAAATGCTCTAGCTTCTGCGTTAAAGATTAAACTAGTTTCATCAAACTCATACTTACCAGGTTCTTTAAATAAAGACGTAAGGAAATCCCTAAACTCTTCCTTAGAAGAGAATGAAGTAGATGTCCAGTGACCATCTTTATATGTAGGAATGTCTGTATAATTAGTCATTCTTTAGATTAATCTTTTTCTCTAGCTGAGAAGTATCTCCTTTAGTTCTATGAAGAATCTCTATGAGTGTATTAAAAGAAGTACTTTTAATTACTCCTTCTAAGTTTGCTTTAGACCAGTAGTCTGTGTATTTATCCCTTGGTATAGCTGCCCATGTATCTGTATAAATATTAAAATGAAATACCCAATCATATAGATAGTCTATATCTTCTGGATCATACCCTGGTTCATAATCTTGGTAAACTTCTTTCTTTGCCATACGTTTATTTTTATTGGTCATATGCTAAGTTTTGTCCTCCACGTACAGAGGATTGTTGTTCATCCATTAAGTCTTTATATACACCTTTAAAACTCTGTCTCACCTGATCAAACCTCTCTGCTATTCTAAGAAGAGCTGTAGCTGACCCATCTCTACCAGATGTAGGTTTCTCTGTAGCCATGAACGTAGCCATATTATCCAGTGCTATTTTAATACCCTGATAAGCTCTGTATGTAGGAGTCTCATACAATCTTTTACATTGTATAATAGCTTCCATTATAACATCATCATCAGTAGATACTTCCAGATCTACTTCCTTAAGGATGAGTTCTTCTTTGTCCTGTTCCGGTACATCAAAGAATGGGTTTAAATCTGGGTTGGGGCAGGTCATATAAAAGATATATGCATACACAGGCATATAATCTTTTGGAAAGGTTTCCATTATATTCTTAAGAAACCTAAGAGTATAACAGTGTTCTGTAGGAACCACTTTACCATTCTGTACATCAAATATTCTTACCATTTTACATATTTTTGATAAGCTGGTTGATACATATCATTCTCATGTCTAACAATATAGTCTAGATATGGTTGATATGTTTCAAACAACTCTGCTTTTGTTATAGGTGTTAAGGGAGCATTTGCTATATCAAGACTAGCTTTTTTATGATTTTCAAAATTAGCAGGATTATTTATATCTCCACTTTGTTTGTGACCAGCTCTTTCATGTGGGTCACTCCAGTTAAAACAATAAGAAGGAACATACTGTTTATTATTCTCATCTAGCTGTTTCTCATCTCTAAGTTTAGTATACCAGCTTAATCCTTCATATCCTGTTATATCAGATCTAAAACCAATCTCTCGTATTCTATCCATCTTAACTATAACACTAGCTTCTAAGGTATTCATTACTAGTATCAACCTGCCAGGAGATGCAAAGAAACTCATCTCTGGTTTCCAAGCATCTTTACCATTAGCTTCTATACCATCTACAGCCTGTTGAATATGCCATGGCAGATAAATATCATCATCATCTGCTAACATGAAGTAATCACCTGTAGCATGTGTTACAGCATCTCTACATATCTGACCCCTATTTTGATAAGGCTCACCAGTTTGATAGTCTGTATTATTGTTAACTACAATAATGTTAGGATCATAAAAATCTAAAGTGAATGGAAACTCCATGTCTGTATTAAATAATATTAGTTCCTTGTTTGGGTAGGTTTGTGCATAGAACTGACTAATAATTCTACGTACACAGTAGAAACGTCTATAAGATGTGCAAACAAAACTTACTTTTTTCATTTGTTATTTTTATTATTAATAAATACCACCGCTCATAAACTCTTGCAAGTATGGAGTAGCGTTAACATTTATATTATTTTTTTCTATAAACTCTAATATCATTTTTCTAGACTTATCTTTAAATGACCACTGTAAATCAGCGGCTCCTTCTAGTAAAATACTTTGATCATCTTTCTCTGTATAATTAACTCTGTCTGAAAAATTTTTATCAATCATGTAAGCTAACTTATATTCTAATGCTCCACTTCTATCATCACACCATTGTTTCCAACCTTGTTCTGCTATAACACCTACTAGTTTTTCTGGTCTACAACCAAAAATTCTTGTAGATCTTTCATAGCCTCCAATATTAGATCTATGCCAAGTAACAATATCTTTGTCAGCTAACATTTCTGGTAGAGCAGATAAAACATCATGTTTTAGTATAGATGTTCCCGATAGTTTAAGACAAAAGACTTCTTTATCTTTTAACCGATCTCCCATTAAAGAAGCTTGCATTAAACCAAGTCCAACTAATGTAGCTTCACCTTGTTGTTTAGATAATCTAGGAGAGTAATGTATCACTTTAAACTCCTCAATATTTTTAAAAGAAGCATGAGCTTTATAAAGTAAATTTATATCAGAGCAGTAATTATTACTCTTCACTTTATTATAAGGATCCTCGGCCTGTAGTTTATTTATAATATGTTTTGGATCATCATCTGGCGTAGATGTATCCATTATTATAACGCTAAATTTTCTTTTAATAATCTGTTCATTAATAGAAAGAGCTAATAAAACCTGTTTAATTCTGTTACAACTTGTTATTAAAAGCACCAAAGGGTTATTATCAGTGTAGGAAGAAAAAACAGATAGATCAGAATTTACTTTAGGTAGTTCTAATAAATCATGCTCATTAAATAATGAATACTTTATAACACCATTATCCTCATATTCAACATACAAACTTTTAGACACTCCATTATTAGGATCAGAAAATAAATCATTTTCAACATTTATACGTAGTTTATTATTAACTATTTTATCATTTAATAAACTGGTTACGTCAATTTTATGATCCCCTATAACTTTATTTACACCCTTTCTATTACTTATTGTAAAGGTTCCATAATATGCTTTTAAAATCTTCATCACCTTAGCTATTTATTATATCCTTTTATAAAACAATATTCGTCCTTATAGTTAATGTTGCCTTTTTTAAAATCTTCTTTATGTTTAGGATCCCATGAATGAAGTTGTCTATGAGCTGCATATACATTTTCAAACTCCCCCCATTTTTTTAAAGCTAAAATGTTTTGAGATTTCATAACATCTAACCACTCCTTCCCTAGCCTTTCAAACTCATTTATATCTTTCTGAGTTTTTGGCTGGCTCATTTGATGAGGATGACCTATGTGGTTCCAAGTATCTTCTACTTGCAAGTGTTCTTTTAAAACATGATTAAACCAATAAGGCATGTGGTTTTCAGTAACTCCTGTAGCAAGCATTCTATTATATACTCCTTCTATTAATCCTTTTTTAGCAGAAGATCCAAATATCTCATTACCTGTAGTATATTCACTGTGGTAGATAATTAATCCATCATAGTTTTCTAAATTTAAATCAGAAAAACCTTTAGTACAATACCAGTCTACATCTAAATAAATACCTCCATACTCATGTATTAAGAATACTCTTAGTACATCAGCAGCAAACGCATAAGTTTCTTGACTTAACCAGTAATCAACTTTTTGTTTTACTAAATCTGGCAAAGGAGGTAGATTCTTATCAGTCCATAATATATGCTCAAAATCAGGATTAAGTTCTTTAAGATGAGTAACAAAGTACTTCTCCATGTCTGGCATTTCATATGGTCCTACCCATATTTGATGTATTATTTTTTCCATTTACATTTTTCTTTTAAGGCAAACTTGAGAATCTAGATAGTATACTAGTTCAAAACCATTGTCTAATAGATAAGGAATAGACACCTTACCCTTACCATCCCATGCATTATTAAATACATCATCAATTAAAACATAACAACCTGATGAAAGTTTATCCCAAGCTGCTTTTACTTCTGATAAACTATGCTGGTGACATTTAATAATATTTTCTTCAGGTCCGCAGTAATCGTAACTATCTAAAAAAAGTAGATCAATTGGTTGATCAAACTCCTGTAAAAATTTAATACTATCAGAAGTAACAGCTGTAAAGGTTGTAACATCTGGAAAGTACTGTTCTTTTAATTTATTAGTTAAATTAATAGCA